GGAGGTCGATATCCAACTGGAAGGTTAAAGATTACCGCTCCAGCCGTTCCGGTATTAACAAGTCCTTGTATCCATACCACGTCACCCTGTTTTGCATAACCAGCAGCCGCATAACCTGCTCCGTTATTAACCCAAGAGTTTAGCAGAGTCGGTGCGGTATACACAATCGGACAGTCTGTAGAGGTCCATTCTAATCCGTCAAGAGTAAAGGTTCCGGTATTAGTCGCGGCTGTAACATCGAGTGTTCCCCCGCTGTTGACGTCAAGTCTGCAGTCGCCACCAAAGCATGAATTAGCCATCATGAGATGCCCACGAGAGTTAACATACTCTGTTCCGATGTTAGACAAAGCCGAGTTATTTGCTCCAGCTTTTGCTAAACCCGAAAGATATGCCTGTCCTTGCCAATGAGTTAGACTAGCTGGGCCGTACGCATAACCAAACGAAGCCCACGTGCCACTAAAAGGAATACCTATAGCGGCGGGTCGTTTAAGAAACCTAAAGTTTAAACCGAAAGGAGTACTTGTATATGCTCCAGTTCCAATGTGTATCTGACTGGAACTTCCTCTAACATCTACGTATGGGGCGGCATTAACGGTCGGGGTTGCATCACCAAACGCCGGAACGTTGATAATAGTATGGCTTTGATATGGTTGCGCCATTGCTGGCAGAAGTAGGGCTTTTGTTACAGAGTTAGCAGCACCTCCCTGCACATGCCCGCGTACACGAATAAACGGGCCTTCTTCTCTCCATTGGGGTAGTTGAAAAGATCCTCCGCTAGCAGTCCATGGAGAAACAAGGGTAAAATTATTCCAAGGACCGATACTAGTATCTAAAATAGCAGTATCAACTAAGAGGTTACTAATATCCGTTTGAAGGGTAGTGACGTTTGTTTGAAGTGTACTAATGTCCGCAAGAACTGCGTTGTATTCACCAATTATATCGACGTCCACCACATTAGTAGGCGAGCCGCCAACTGTAGTCGGGATCGATTCAACAGTAGGAGAATCAATAGTAACATATATAACCTCACCGGCCATAACGACTCCTAAATGTTGATTTCTTCAGCAGCTCCAGATACAGTTGCCGTGCGATAAACTTGCCCGTGGATAACTACAAATGCTCTTGCGTCCACCTGTAACGAATCAGATAAGACCACATCGTACCAGCCACTCTTAGTTACTTGACGGGTATCAGCACCAGTCATAACTAAGTCCAGCGTTACTGTGTCTACAGAGAGTGTCTTGGTAAAGTAATTCTGAATATCAAGAATTAATGGTGAACTATAATCGTCTGCTTCTCTAATCTGAGCTAGAACTTCAAACTGATTAGCTAAAGTCCACCAAGACCGGCCAGAAGGAAGAGTCGCAATAATGGTCTTAGCGAATGGAAGACCGGCCCTAATATGAAATGGTACTTGCTTTGCTGTCATATACTCTTCTTTCTTGGCTAGAACGCAGTAGAGGGGCCAATAACTCAACACCCAAAAGTTATTGGCCCCTCTACGCAATGCCTAATATGCGTAAGGAGCGCTACGCCATACTAGGAGAATTAGGCCGTACGGATGAAGACCCAACGGTCATCAGACTGCGGCGTGAACGCGTACAGACCCGAGGACGGGACAGCATAGATGTGCAGATATGCACCGATGGTGCCCGCAATCGTAGTCGTACCCGAAACAACGGCTCCGGTGTCGGCGCGCTTGTAGGTGACTCCGGTAACAACAGGAAGAGTGATAACGCCAGTGGTCGACACGAAGGTCGGGATAGTAGGCGTAACCAAAGTCTGTGAACCAGAGAAAATCGTAACAACCTCATCCGGGAGAGGAAGCCGGGCTGCAGTACCAGCGGTACCGAAGAGTGCATTCTCAAGGTTAGTGAGGTTGGTCGGGTTCACCAAGGTAGAGTTAATGGTAATCAGTGAAGTGGGCTTGAGGCCTGTCACTGCGACGGGAACCGTACTGCACTCCCAGCTAAACGTAATCGCCTCAGGCGAATCGTTAACGGTAGCATATGCACGTTCTGATGGGCTAGCCGTGGCACCATAAATCAGGTGCAGCTTGTAGCCGTAGTCATTACCGAGCAGATCGTTACCCAAACGAGTACGGAATGCCAGGCCGAAAGACTTACGAGTCTGCTGAGAAACAAGGACGCCAGCCTGAGGAGTACTAACCCCATCAAACTGATTCCACTCAACAGGATACGTGTAAGCCTCGATCGTAGCGGCGAACTCTTCGTTCGAGTACATATTGAGGTACTTCGTATTATCAGCATAGAGAGCCGTAGCCTCTGCGCCAGACGGAGTCTCGGTAACGTTCGCAAGACCGTTCCAAGCAACGCCTAAGGGGTAAGTTCCAGCAACATCTGGAATGTAGAGAACACCCTTGTCAACACCAGTTTCATACAGGCGCTGACCAGACTGATCCCAAAGAAGGACTGCCATGTTTCTATCTCCTTTTAGAAGAAAATGTTAAATACGTCGTGGTTAAGATTTTCAGCCGTATAAAACCGGTCAAATGTGCACGAAGGTAGTTCGGCAATTCTTCCAGGAATTTCGCTATCAACGTTTGGGTCGATGACCGTTACTTGATATCGTTTTGTATTAATATAGGGCTTGTTGTTCGCATGAGTAGTATCAACGTCATCTCGTCGATAGACGATTGCCGGATACTTCATGAATACGCTAGGTGGCGGTTGATAATATACGTTCGGTGATCCTAGAATTCCGACTAAGATATCGTGTAGGTCAAGGCGTGGGGCCATTATACACCGTTCCTAAACTAAGGACAAGTCGGGGAGCCCGGACCTCGACCGAAGTCACAGTCCATAGGCTCCCCGACCATTCCACATACTTAATCAAATGAAAATGCTCTTTGGCATAGGCATCGGCGACAATACTGATGGAATTACCAACAGAAATATCGTCGTTCAATTTTGGTGTATCTCCAGATTGTTCGAGACTGCGAGTATTCCGAACAACATCTCCATAATAGGAGTATTCGGTAATTTCGTTGTCCCATACGCCTGGTGAAGATTCTACAGGTTCACCATATCCAACTTTTCCATAGAATCTTGCCATTTGAGCATCCTCACTTTAGAATCAGGACTCGTCGCGGCTGAAGACCCAACTATCGTCTTCCGACGTAGAGAAGTAGTAGCTAGCCGAGGCGGGAACAGCATAAATCCGCAGGTTAGCGCCAGCGGCCAGAGCCGTCATTGCGCCAGCGGTAACCGTAGCGTCAGTATCGCCACGCTTGTAGGTAACGCCAGTAACGGTCGGGATGGTGATAACACCAGTCGACTGGTTAAAGGTTGGGATCGTCGGAACGACCAGAACGGCTCCAGCAGAAGCCTTCTTGATAACCAAGGCGCTCTTGAGACGACCGAGGGCGCCCGAAGTACGCGTCTCGATCAGGTACTTGTTCTGGTTGTAGTCGATGTCGAAATCATCGAACATCGTAACCTGTCCACCACGATCAGCACCAAAGCGATAGTCAACCGGGTTGACGATAATACCGATCAGATCGGCGTACTCTTCCATGGCCTCAACCGGAACAACGCCAGCGACGCGAAGGTCAGCAGCGAGCTCTTCGAGGTTCTTGTAGATACGACGACCGGTCGAATCCTTTAAGAGGAGGAACTTGGCGATGTATGTCTCCGAAGTGAAGAAGTACGGCGTACCGGTGCCCTTGTACTGGAACCGGTTCAGGATGATCGTTTCGATGATCTCCGAAACCGAGGAGAGCGCATCATCAATGTTGGCCAGGAGCAGGACCGAGTAGAGCTCGTGATCCGTCGCAATTGGGCGGATGTTCTGCTCGTTGATCTTGTCCTCGCTGGACACGTCACGACCATCGCCGAGAAGGGCCGCACGAGCGAGCTCTTCATCGATCATGATCCGCATTTCAGCCTTGAGCCACGTCACGACATCGAAGTCAGTGATGTCGATCATGTCATCGCGATCGATCTTCTGCTTCTTGTAGATGGTGGTCGGGGTCGTAACCCGCTTGGCGACGCTGAAGAACTCTTCGCGCTTCAGGGTGCCCTTGATGTAGCCCTTTGCACGGGCATCTTCCTCGGTGATGTCAGCATACATCGTCTTGATGCGGCTGAACGGAGACTTGCTCGCTGCACTCAGGAACATGTCAACCCACTCAGTGCGGCGCTTCAGCCATTCAGGCGTCGTGCCAAGCATCTGGGCATCAGGGAACAACTGATCGATGTTCGTGATGCCGTGAGCCAGTGCGTACTGGTCAACAGCGGAGCGCAGAGAAGAGCCAGTGCCCGAGGTAGCAATCGAGAAGATCTCTCGCATAGCATCATGAGCAAGGACGGTATCCTCTGAACTAACTTCGCCCTGCGTCTCAAAGACGTTGTGCTTCAGGATCTTGGTCATATCTTCATTTCCTTCCGGATCGGTGGTGCCGTTATCATCGGCGGTGATGGGGTCAAGATTATCTTGCTTTAAATCATCGGCAGCTTCTGCGGGATCTTCTTCAGATGCCCCAATAGCTTCCGCAATCAGATAGTGAACAACATCCTGCTGTTCTTTAGTCATCGACTCGTAAACTTCACGAACCGTGGCGTCAGGACCAGTAGCGGCGTGAGTGAGGTCCTCATCGCCTTCTTCTGTTGTCTGTCCATCTTCAATAATAGTATCTTCTGACGCAGTAGACTCATCAGCAAGATTATCATGCATAAATTCGAGGCCAGTAAAGATAATGGCCTCATCTTCCAACTCGATGTCCTCACCATCGTGCTGGAGGTGAACGTTTTGAATAACGGCACCGGGATTAGCACCGGACAATACTAAACTCACTTCACGAATTACCCCGTGAACCACGTTCTGAGAACGCTTAATTAATTCATTAGCCCAAATAGACAACATAGTGATGTCTTTGTGCTGAACGAGTGCCTTAGCATGCTTTGCTTCATCGGTATCATTGAAGAAACAGTGCGCAATTACACCATCTTCACGATGTTCGAGAATCGCATGACCGAGAACGTTCTTCACGTTATTGTGATCGTGCTGCCAAACCAAAGGAACCTGTGCGGTGTCCTGGTGCTTGAATGCACCCGGCATAATGGTTAACCCATCGGAGCACTTGAGCCCTGCTTTGGTAGCGTAACCGCTAAAATCTGCTTTCATTTTGACGTTCCTTTCAAAGAACATTTAAGACTCAAGGTCTCCAGGTTGTGGCATGTTACTGTTGACTAATTTATCTGCCTTTGGATCGGTTGACGGTTGAACACCGATAAATCCTCGGATCTCATTAGAAGTTAAGATCTCATTCCGAGACATCGTATCGGCGATTGTAGCAATTTCGGAAATCGGAACCAACTTGAACGGGTCTCGGAAGTAAGCTACTCTTTGACCGGCTCGTGTTCTGGTCTTCCCAATAAACGAACGCTGCATAGCTTCAACTATAGCGTCAAGAACGGGCTCAATTGTACGATTAAAGTAATTGATCATTACCTTTTCATCGGCCGTGCCGCTCATAACCTCTTTGGTAAGACCAAGCTCTTCATAAAGGAGATTGGTGAGGTACTCTACCTGCTTAAGCAAGTTGTTCTCGGCAGGACGATTAAGCTGCGTAATCTTCTCAGTACCATCTGTATAGGCAATGCCATACTGGCTACCCTTAAGCTGGAACTCGATGTCTTGCTTGCGTAACTCAGCCTGTTGCCTTCTGGCTTCGGTTTTAATCGTGTATGGTAACTGAATGATAAGGTCTAGCTTACCAGACCCTGACTGCTCATCGATAACATCAAGAAGTTGAAGCTTCCTAATCAATCGTTGAAGAGTAGAGTTCGGTTCGTTCATAACTGAATACAATGGATTCAGAATAATTGAAACTAACCGCTTTTCAAGAACGATGTCCTGTCGAATGCCTAAGTTCTCGTTATAAACACTGACCTTAACGTGATGCTTAAACCATTCAACTACATGTCCAACTCGCAACGACCAAACATCTTCAATCTCTGTTTGGTTCATAGTGGTATCGACAGGAACAATCACTGCAACGCCAAGTTCGAATACCGTTAAGGCAACGTCTTGGAGAAATGCTCGAGGACCCTGATCTAAGTTAGGTTCAAATAACAAACACCAACTAAGTTCCGAATCAACATCCTGTGAGTAACGACCTTTATCATCCAATTGGATGTGTCGCACATCTAACCCAGCAACGTCGATACTAAGTCGTGTATAGATAGACGACACGATTGATCGGTCGTTAGCCATAAACATCTTAGGTCTTGGTGGAAGCGATGATGACCTAGGGCCTAACTCTTGATACTCTTGTACGATTACTTCAGACGAACGGAAGGCGTTCCATGCATTTCTGATTTTAGTCATGACAGGCAATGGAGATCACCTCCTTTCGGCTCTTCAGTACGCAGATTCTCAATGTGTTCGAGAAAGTCATTAAAGTGTTACTTTTTTCCATCAATAACCTCCTTGAACACTTAAGGGTCTTACGAGTAGACGCCAATCTGATTGAGCGAAGTGCCGTCAAATAAGAACAGCGCAACGCCTCCAGCGGCAAGAGTAATCTCAATAGCTGCCGAAGCAGTACCACCAAGAAGAACGTTACGTGCCGATCCACCATTAAACGCAACTGTCGGTGAAGCTGCAGTATTACCGTTGGTAAACTTAATCGCAACAAGCGTATTAATCGCTGGCTCTGGACTAGCAATTGTCTTTGCGGCAGTACCAACGGCAGTCGCGGTCGTAAGGACCGACACTGGGAGATCAGTAACGCTAAGAGGAGAACCAGAAGGACCGAACATTGCCGTCTCTTCTGTTTCTTGGTTGGGATTACGAACTCCGGTAACAACCAGAACTTGCTTAACAGTTTCCATGTCTAAAACCTTTCAAAAGTTGATTTAAATGAATGCTTCTTTATTCGCCTTATAAGCGACATAAGCATCCATCAAAGCGGACACATTGTCGATCTTATCTTCGGCACGCTTCTTCAATAACTTACGGTTTCCATTGGTATCCTCAAGCGTAATGGCATTACCCATAGCAAAGGACATCAACTCTTCATCGAAAAGCAGCTTACGTTCTTCTGTAAACAGTTTGAGTTCTCCAAGAGGCACAGACTCAGTCTTTGCGCCCTGAATAACTTTTTCGATACCGTATGGTCCGTTCTCAGATTCCCATCTGATCACAAATTCCTTGGCATTATACGGATCATATCCAAAGCATCGCACATCGTATTCCATGCGAATAATGAACGCATCCAAGTCGTCATAAACTTCCATCATATCCAACACAGTTCCCTCGAGAACGTGAAGACTACCTTCATCTATGAACTGCTCATACTTATGTCGCATTGCGCCGGGAAGTTTGTGCAGAGTTAATGAAGTGATGTAGCTACGAGTCTTTACGCCAAAGGAACCATTATCAAGAGGAAATAGGAAAGTGAACGCACAGAAGTCATCCCCTTGCGAGAGGTCGGCTCCAAGTGAGCAAGGCAGTCCCCAGAAATCAACCGTGGAATGAGTTAAGGTTTCTTCATAAGTGAAGAAGTACGTGAACCCTTCCATGGGAATTCCAAAGCGCTTAGCTAATATGTCGTTACGAGAAGCTGGAGCTTTCTCAGCACGCTCAACATCAAGCTGGTAAGTATCATAAGTAACAGTGAGACCAAGATTAGGATTCGCCTTGACCCACATCGCCGGGTCTGCAACTTCTTCGATGTCATCAAGTTTATACCACCATACTGAAATGTGAGGAGCTTCATATTCACCCTTAAGGATGCTAGCTAACTCCAATTTAATGGTATCGCCAGACCCGTTACGGACGGTGCCCTCAGAACTTACGGCAAGAATAATGTAGTCATCAAGCTTCGACGCGCCCTGTTCGACAGCGCCAACGACATCCTCTCTAATATCTCCGGACAACCATTCATCAATAGTTGATATCTTTGGGCGCAGGCCTTGAAGCTTGGCGATGGACATCGGTCGGACTTCAAGAAGAGATCCAGTCAAGAAATTCTCGACACCCTTCTTAGTTGACGCAAGCTTTACCCGATTTGCTCTAGATCCCGTAGTATTCTGAAGGGATCCTTCCGTAAGGAATTTGAACAGAGGCCCACGAGACCTTGTCACAGCCGTTCTAAACGGTGACATCACTTCATCGGCCTGCTTCATAGTAGGCGCAGTCGTGATTTGGTGAGTCGTTGAAGTGTCTACGTTAAGGAAGAAGGCCTGAATACAAGCAGCATACATTGACTTAGCTGCACCACGTGCAACAATAAGATACTGTTTAGTAATCAAACGCTTCTTTACTTCAACCATCTTATAGCTACCTGGTTCACCGTTTTTTCCAGGTCTATAAACGTTTCGTTCAATGAAGTAATACCAGCCAAACAGTTGTTCTGCCCATACCTTGAATGACGGGAGTAAGAACAAATCGCTACCATCTGTAAGAGTTAATTCGTTCTCACAGTATTTGACGAATCCATCTACAGCTTTATCGTCATAGTAGATATTCGGATTCGCAATAAGTTCATCGATTCGGTTCATCTCCATAGAGACTTCGCGATTAACGATAATCTCTCCTCGAAGAACAGCGTCTCTAAACTCTTTATAGTACTTGGTGGTTGCGGTGTTTGATAAACTCATACGCCCCCCTTTTCATATCAGGTAGCGGCTTTGGTTGCGCTAGCTACTGTAGCTTTTGCTTTAGCAATCGTTGCTTCAGCAGTCTTTGGATCGGGTTTGGCCATAAGTCCACCCGTAAGCTTTGCCGCATGACTACTACCGACTTTAACTGCTTGTTGCATAGCGACTTGCCTAAGAGCTTCTGCAGCAAACTTCTTTGCAGCCTGCATTCTACCCGGAGGTAAGGCGGTTAAATCTTTATACTGCTTCTCCATTTGAAGTCGGTTAACGGCTTCTCTTAACTGAGCATCAGTAAGCTCATCAACATTACTTTTCTTGTTAGAAGTCTTCTTACCTCCTGTAGCGTCAGGTTCAGCAGGCTTCTTTGCGGATGACTTCGGTGCGTCTGCAGAGTCTTCGCTTTTCTTAGCGTCCTTCTTTGCGGCGTCACCAGAATTTTCAGATCCACTCTTCTTGCGGACTCCCCATCGCATACCGCGAACACCAAAGTGAGCGAGCATGTCATCTAGACTCATCGACATTTTAAACAGTCTCCTTCAGCGTCACCAGGCGCCACTCATACTGCTCGATCTGTTCAGTCATAGCTGAAATCAGATAGCTTGTGTTAGGCGGGTCGAATAGCATCTTCACTTTCAGGAAGACATATGTGCGAACGATATTCTGTAAAGCTAAGTTGTTCATAGATCCAATAGGATCAATAAAGTCATTCCAAACAGAAAGTTCATCTTCAATAGCAAAGCCCTCGATCGGACCAATCCCTAATTGCATCAATACGCCAAAGGCAGTGTTAATGTGCATGATAATATCCAGATCGAACGATGTGTCAGCTTCTGGAATGCCGAGAACCTTCTTGGTACTAATTAAAATACTGCTCTCCATATTAACACCTCCTTTAGGTCACCATAGTTTAGTATCACCGGGATTTCGTTCTACAAACGGAGTTCTCAACAACGTTTGGTCACCATAATGAATGGCATTATGCGTAGTCATCGTAGTTGTTATTAAGAATTCAGGGTCTAGAACTAGATCGGCTCTATTAATTATGTCATCAACAGATATAGGATTCATATGATGAACTAAGATTTCATCATATATTTCATAGCCAAATACACCTAGATCGCAACCATTATCTCTAATAATTGCAAGTCTACGGGCATTCCTCCACTCATTTGATTGATATAAGGCTTGATTGATGTATCTATCATAGCCAAAGGTGGCTTCACCAACAACGCCTTTTAAGCGAAGGTAGTCATATCGATCTTCAAATGTATCGAGGCTTCTTAACTCTGAATATGATCTAACGATCGTCATAATCGTCGTAATCTTCATCATCAATGGGGTCTTGCCCGGAATATTGACGCATAGCATTAAGAGCCGCAGAATACAGTTCTTCGACATTCTTGGCCGATTGAAGTTGCTCAACCTTAGCTCTTAATACGGCATTCTCTCCCTCAAGTTTCTCTCGCTCGAGGCGTTCCCTTGGCGAAGCAAGCTTCAAGAAATGCGTCATTACTTGAGAACTAGCAGTGCCCTCACGTATTTGCCTTTCGGCTAAATCCATAGTTAGGTTAACTATCTGATTCTCTCTACCTTCAGGGGAGGTTGCAGGGCGTCTCTGAGCTTGTGCTTCTTGTCGCCTATGAGATACCATACAACCTCCCCTTTCTTTAGCTTATAATCAACGTGTCGCCAAGATAGGCTTTTGCAACTGCTGTGTCGCCGAA